CTATCAACAGATATGTTTATACCATAAGGTGTTTGTGTTTCTGTGTGATACGCATAAGCAGGTGTTGTAACTAATAAGAAAGCTGCAAGTAAACTAAAAAACTTTTTCATATTTTACAAGCATCTCCACAGTCATCATCAAATTCTTGTGATGTATCTATAAATACTGGGTTGTCTGTAAACATATTGTCTGGAAGTACGAAGTCATCTTCCATTACATTAAGTTATTGATTAACACCACCAGTGCAGAAATTGCAACTAACCATCCAGATAATTCTTGTCTTGAAATTTTTTGATTAACCTTTTCATGTAACTCATCTATGCGTTTATTAATATCTTGTTGTCCTTCCAGTATAAGTTGAAGCATTTCTTTTTGTGTAAAACCATTACCATTATGGGAGGTCATCAGAGTTCCATTCAGTATCTAAGTCTACTATTGTTTTAAATTCTCTGTCTATATTGGCATAGTTAGCTAGTTTTTTTAAATAAAAACTTATGTCTTGTAAGAAGTAACCTATTAATAAACCAATTATGAAATCCATAGATTGGATTATATCATACTATGTTTGAATTTCTAGCATCCTTATATCCACCTGAAAATTTAGTTTTAAAATAACTTTGTATACCTTGAATATGTTCTAGGTCATTAGTGGTAACTAACCTATTGTTTATTTTTTGATTGTCCATTGGTATAAATAACATAGCAGGGTCACCTTTAGTTATTTGTATATTATCACTGTATAATTCTAGCATTACAATTATCTGATTAGAATAGTAAGGGTCAATAATACCTGGCACTATCCTGTAATCTTTATTGTACGCATAGTAAGAATCTTCACATAACAATCTACTGTGTTGTTTACTTACCATAGCAAATGGTGCATGTAATTTTAATAATGTTTTGTGTTTCATATCAGGAACATAATCACCATATTTATCAGGACTAAAAGCATTTACTTTTACAAATGTATGCTCACCTTCTTCAGGATTTATTTCTATGTTCTGTCCATCTACTGTAATAGATATGTCTGTCCACCACCTTAGCATATAAGTATTGTTAAAGTAATCCCATACACCAGGACAAGTCTTAGCAGTTTTGCCATTTAAAAACCTTTGATTAATACCAGGTTGTGAGTTGTGTGGCATGTGTTTAAACCACTCAGGTGCTGACTGTGTTAATATTTCGTTATCACTTAATTGAACTTTGTTATTAAAAACAATGTCTATATCATTCTTCTTCTGCTTGAACACGAATCTTCCTTTTTCTAATTTCATTATATCTATTGTCCATATATGTAGTAAGTTCTTGTCTATCTTTGTTAGTAACATAAGCATCTTCTTGTGTCATAGACCTAACTACTAATTCCATTTCTGAATTTCTTTTAAAAGGTATTATGTGCATAAGAGGTGTACCTGCTCTTAACTTAAATGTTTCACCAGGTAATAAATTAATTTCACATGGAAAACTTATTTCGTGAAACATATCTGTATCTACAATACCAGGTAAACACCTTATCTTTTTATGTGTCTCATGATAGAAGGGGTCAAACATATACACAGACCAACCTGGAGGTGTCTTTATATTCCATGGGTTTTCTAATTTTAATACAGTGCCATCAGGTAATGTACCTATCTGCATACCTTCTACTTGTTTAACATCATGTTGATTTACCCAATCTGTTATTTGTACATCATTAACTACTTGTGACATATTGTATTGATACGAACCATCACCATTATCTCTTATAATAAACTCTGACCAATTAGGTATAACAAAACCCTCAGTTAACCAATCTCTTATAGCAGGACATGCTCTTGCAGTTAGAGGGTCATCATTTAACCACATGCCTTCTGCTGTTCCTTTAGGTAAAGTTTTCCACCATTTAGGAAATGCTTTAGATGCAGGTACTGGAGGAAAAGTTTCATGTAAACCAAGTATTTTGTTGTTATGAAAAAATTCTATACTATTCATCTCCACCTTTTTTATTTAAGTTCTATTTATAATATACTCTATTTTAGGTTTTAAATCATCCCAATCGTAAGGTTCTTCTGCTTCAGTTCCCTCTGTTAAATGATACCAACCTGTAGCTACCCATTGTGCAGCTTTAGTTAATGTTATATCCCCTGTTTCATCAACTCCATCATAAGTGTATTCAGGTACCCATATCACTACACCAGGTATAGCTGATATATGAAAAGTAGGTTGTTCTGCTTCAGTTAAATTGCTAGATGCCCATGTGCTGTCATCAACATCATAATCTTTTTCGTATCTAACCCACTCATATCCATCTATGTCAGGTTTACTATCCCATAAGTCATCATAGGTTTCGTACTTATCATTAACAAATACTATTTTTGGCATTATAAATCACTTGCTGTGTAATAACTTACACTTCCTGAGCTACCACTTTGTGCCTGTCTACCACCACCACCACCTGATACATTTGTATTAAATGTAGTGCTGTTGTTTCCACCTCTAAATATTCTTATAGTACCACCACCTGCACCACCACCACCTGCACCGAAACCTGGACTATTGTCGTTAGGACCTGGACCAAAAGCACCATGACCACCTACTGCTTGTAAGTTTCCTGAACCTGATACTGCACCTGCAAATATAAATATTGAACCACCTGTTCCATCTTGACCATGAGAACCATTGTTGTTACCTGAACCTAATGGATTACCTGCACCACCACCTGCTTGTGTGTATGTTTGTACAGCGTTTCCACCTTTACCACCTCTAGGTTGTCCATTTCCTGCTGCTCCACCACCAGTTCCACCACCTCCTGGTCCACCTGAAAAAGCAGTACCATTTGCACCTGAACCTGCAGGACCTGATGAAGCGTTGTGTCCTGTACCACCACCACCACCTGCATTACCTGTGATGTTACTTGAAAGTTTTATTGTTGTAGCATTTACATTTCTATTTGCAGAGTTATTGTAATGGTTACCACCTCTTAAACTCATTGATACATTTCCACCATCTAAACTAAATGTACCACCTACATGAATAGATGTACTCATTTTTCTATTTCCTGGTATTAATGTACTACTTGCTATTGATAAGTTTCCATTTACCCATATCAAAGCATGTTTATCTGTATTGTTTGTAAAGAATGTAGAGTTAGTTCCATTAAATGTAGCATCACCATCAATAATAACATAATCATAATCACCGACATCTGTACTATTTACAGTAAGACTACCACCTGTTGTTATTGATTGTGCTTTGGCGTTAGCATATTCATTCATAACTGCATATAAACTGCTACCTGATAAGTTTGTACCTGATGCTAATTCAGGTTGTACAACTCCACCTGATACTAATGCTCTAGCTGCACCTAAAGGTGACATTATGCGAAAGCTAACTGACTAAATAGAAATGGTGTACCTGCATCTTTAAATAAAAATGTAAGTATATCTATACTTCCTGCTGCTGTGGATAGTGTTAGTCCTCCACCACCTACAGTTTTAGCTGTGACATCACCACCACCATTTACGCTTACTGCATCTATGTCCATTGTTCTTGAACCTGTTCCATCTTGTGTAACAATTAAAGTAAATGTTGAAACACCTGCTGTAGGAACATTTGTAAAATGTAAGTCATCAACATTGTGTGCAAGTGTGACTGAGCCTGTATTACCATTTGCCATATCTATAGCAAGGTCAACTGCTGATGTTAAATCTGCATCTGTTTCAGCATAATCTTTTAATACTACTGCTGACATTGTTTGGTCTGCACCTGTCACAGCACCTGATAAAGTAACAGCACCTAATGTTTTATTTGTTAAGGTAGCTGTTTCTGCATCTGCATAATTTTTAACTGCTGCTGATGTAGGTATAGTTGTATCATTATCATTTGATGTAATAGTTTCACTTTCTATAACTAAACTAGCTGCTGCTATTTTTGCAGTAGTAACCTGACCATCTGCAATATGTGCAGTATCAATACTTCCATCTGTGTAATGCTCACTATCTATTGCATCATCTGCAATCTTTGCACCTGTCACAGCGTCTGCACCAAGAGCAGTTGTATCTACTGCACCTGCTGCTATGTGTTCACTTCCAACAACATCATCAGCTATTTTAGCTGCTGTCACAGCGTCTGCTGCTAAATGTGCTGTATCAATACTTCCATCTACAAAGTGTTCTGAATCAACAGCGTCATCTGCTATCTTAGCTCCAGTAATTGCATCTGCTGCAATTTGTGCAGTATCTACACTAACTGTAAATGTTAAATCGTATGGGTCTCCATCTGTACCATTGTCTGTATCTGTCCAGTCAATGTCAATACCTCCACCTTCTACAAACTTAACTTCTCTTTGTGTATAAACTCCTGAAGCAACAGCAGGGTTAATTGTAACCTCTGTACCATCACCATCTTCTAATACAAAACCTTGTTGAATAGCATCATGTGCTTCTTCTATATGTTGTTTAACTACAGCTAATCTTACTTTTGTTCCTGATGCGTGTGTAGGGTCTGTTCCATGTTTACTGTCTATATCTCTTGTGACTGTAGCAGCAGCGTGATTAGAACCTGATGCCCATAAAACAACTTCTCTGTTGCTGTCGCTGTCTGGGTCAATAACAAAATACGCAGGACTATCTACTCCTGGGTCATTTGCTAAGTTCATTGATGTACCACCACTAGCTAATTGTGCAGCTAATGTGGTCTCAAAGGCGTTTACTATATTCGTTTCTCTAGCTACCATATTTCTCCATTATACACTATTTGTTTAAACAGTGTGTTATTATCCAAATCTCATTACTCCATATTTATTAACAGCAAAGACATCACCTGTAGTAATTTGGCTAAAGGTTTCTTGTCTTGTACCTCTGACAGTTAGTATAGCATATTGAGTTACGCTGCCAATGTTTGGATTACTTATTATTGGATAAGTAATATTTTCTACAACACCTCTTATAACCTCTGCAGGGTCATACACTTCTAAAGTTACTGGTTGTCCTTCTTTATCTTTTAATGATTGGTATATTGTTTCACCCAAATTTTTTACTTTAATAGGTTTTCTGTATGGTCTTTCTACTCTATCAGATATATTTACTGGTATCTGTACAACTACAAGCTCTGGTCTAGCTAAAGCTCTAACTTGAAATGCTTTAAACTTTGGACTTGTGTTTGATGTAGTGCTTTTTAATACAACTTTTACAGCTATATATCTACCAACTCTTGATAACTGCACTGGTTCTTCTCCAGTTCCACTTCTAATATCTGATTCTAAATCCCATGAATCATCATTGCTATCATTAATAGCTTCATACTTGTTAGATAAATGTATTTCTACGCTCTCACCACTACTTAATTCTTCTACTTCTGCTGTTGCTTCTACATATTGTTTATTTTCTGCTGTAAAGAAATCTGCAGGAGGTGCTATAAGATAACCTTCTTCTTCAAAATTAGATGATTGTTTAAACACGCCACTTGATGTAACAGTAAATAAAAATTTCTCATCTATTAATTTTATATTTTGTATAGTTGCACCTACACCTGCTTTGTAGTATCTAGCAATACCACCTGTTGGTAGGTAGTATCTCCACAAAAAACTTGTACTGCCTGATTCTTTTATACCTGTATATACACTGTCTCTAGTTGTAAACAAAACATTAGGTGAGTTATCTATATCATCTACATCCCATTCTTTTATTAATTGATTTTGAGATAATACATATAAGTCATCTGCAACTGTTAAAGCAGCACGATATAATCTTCCTATAACTTTATTACCAGTTATCTGTACATCTTTTGTACCATAAAAAATTATTCCCTGCGATTCAACAATGCAAGTTGGTTGTTCTCCTGATATTTCTGTTTGACCTTTAGCAGTAAATGTTCCTGCTATATCTTTAATTGAATATATTCTACCATCAGTAGCAGTAGCTAATACAACAGCACCAACATCAGCTACATCTGTAAAAGTTTGACCTGATGGAAGTGTTATTATAGCAGAACCTACTGTGGTATTACCATCATAGGCGTGTATAGCATTACCTATTGTGACTAAGAACTGTCCTTTAACTGAAAATATTTTATCATAAGCTGCTGCAGACATCTTCTGTGTTGATGTGCCACCACTTGTTAATGTTTCTATCTCACCTGCAGAACCATTGTTAGCTGTTATGTAAAGTAAATCACCATGTGTTGCTAATCCTTTTATCTGATAACCTGCAGTTAATCCTTCTGTAACTGTACTCCAGTTGTGTCCTCCATCATCAGACTTATACAATGTCTCATCATCAGATACATATACTCTTGTGCCAACCACTGCCATGTGACTTACAGCAGAAGATAACGCTTGTTTAGATTCAGTTGTGTGTAGTAATTGTATATTGTAACCTTTACCTAAATCAGAAGTAAAAACATCTACACATTCACTATCCCAAAATCTTGTTACATCTTGTGCTGTTCCATTTGCCCTATGTGCAGTATCTAAGTTAGAGCCACCACTAAAGTTATTTCTTGAAAATATTCTACCTAAGTTAGATGTAAAGTCTTCAGGGTTTTGTTTTACATTAACTCCTTGTTCAGTTACATCAGATGATTGTATAGTCATTTGTCTATCACCAGATATTGCAGCTCTATATAACTGATTGTCTATACGAAAATCATATCCTTTTCTTTGTGGATTAGATATCTCTGCTTGAGTAGTTAACCTAGGCATTATGCCTGTATTCCAAACACCTGTCCATCTACAGAAACTGCTTCTGGGTATTTAGCTCTTAAATATTTTCTGGCTTGATTAATTAATAGTTGTTGATACTGTAACAAAGAATTTCTAACACTATTAGAACTGCCAACTGGATAACTAGATAGCGACATCTGGTCTGATATATAATCTGTTGTAGCAGCAGGTATGTCTCTACCTGCCATTAACTGTGCAGCTACACCTGCCATAACAATAGGTTCATATTCTGTTTCTAAACCAATAGTTGCTAATGTATCTGATTCTGCAGTTGGTTCTATAAATTTCTTTTTAAATGTTACATGTGCTGTATGTCCTGATGAGATACCTGCAAACTGTATTGCATGTACAACAGATGGTCCTGTTGAATATGTTATTGTTCTTGATACTCCATCAGAATCTGTATATGTAAATGGGTTAGGTAATTCTACAAGTGATGAAGTTACAGGAGCAAAGTTAATTCCTGTAGTATCTGAACCCACACTAAAATCTGTGTACTGTGATATTGCACTAAGTATTGAAACTATATAATTGTGTGTACCTGGAGATGAGTAATCTCCTATAAGGGTATAACCTGTTCCTGTTGTAATTGATTGTGTATCTACTGCAAACAATGTAGGAAATAAATTATTAATTTGGTCTTTTACAGCATCAAATACAACTTGTCTAGGAAATGGAGGTGCAATTTTAATTACTGCTCCTGCTAAATGTGCTGCTTTATCTGTACCTCTAACACCTCTAACGACAACTACTGAATTGTTTACTGTATCAAGCGACACACAACGCATAAGTTCTGTATCACACTCAATAATAGTTCCTGCATCCATAGCATCTTTTTCTTCTTGAGTTAATAACTCACCTGCAAATGTTATTGTAGTTTCAGAATCAGTAACTCCTGTAAATAATGTTGTGTAAGATGTTACATCATCCATAGGTTCAAGATATTCTCTATAGACTCTATCTATTAATCCTGATATATTTGAACTCATTACGCAGCACCTTCCTCTACTAATTCTGCAGCAAATGCAGCTTGTGCAAATGCACCTGTACCAAACCAACCATCATTAGCATTATCATTTGGGTCAACGATAGGTGCTGATGGTTCTATAGGTTCTTGTGGAGTAGCAATACTCTCTATTGCAAGAGTTCTACCTTCTTTTAATACTAAGAGCATACCCATTTGTATCTCCTAACTATGTCTAAAGTGTAAAACTATTTTTCTATCTGCTGCTTCTGTGCCATTAGATGAAACTCTTAGGTAACCATTACTTGCAAAAGCCCAACCACTAGGGTCAACTCTTACAACATCTCCTGCTGACACTGTGTAACTTACTTCAGTTCCATCTGTTTCTTTAACATCAACCCATGTGCTGTTGTCTAAAGAAAAATCAAATGTAATTGCTGTACCTGTCATAGCTGCAGGAAACTGTACGCCACAAAGTAACATACCTTCGGCTTGGACACCTAAAGAATCATTGTTATCTGCTGAGATATCTATTAAAGCTAATTTTGATTGTATCATATTATTCCTAACTATAGCAGAACAATGGGAGCAGGTGGAGCTACTCCCAAAGTTCTACAATTATTTTTTAAGCTACTGCTTGAATCTTGCAGTGGTATGAAGGAGGACCAAATTCAAATCCCATCTCCATATAAATTGCTTTACCAATTCTAGCGTTTGCATCTTGGTCTAAGTCACGAACGAATACTGTACCAAATCCTGGGATGTTGGTAAATACTGGTTGTATGTGAGCTAGGTCTAAGATGAAAGCAGTTCCTGTTGGAAAGATATTTGGGTCAATAACCATTAGTCCAATAGAACCAAATG